TCACCACCTAAACCCATACGGATAACGCTGCATTGGCTGATGGGTCAGTGGAGTTTTTATGCTGGGAAATACCCACTCACGATGGCTGCTGATAGGCTGCATATTTTCTAGTATACGAAGAGCTTCTTTGCTGAGCGGCACCTTATGAGGACGTTTCATCTTCATAAATTCGGGGGGGATGTTCCAGATCTTGTTCTCTGTATCGATGTCAGCCCAACGCGCACGAACAGCCTCTCCGGGGCGAACCCAAGTAAGCAATTGCCATTCAATCAGCATACGTGTTTCCAGCCGTATGGAAGCATTAGCCAGTGCAGCCATAAATCTTGGTAGTTCGCTGGGGGGAAGGGCGGGCATGTTTTGCTTTTTAGGTTTACTAAAACGCTGACCGAGGTTATCAGCAGGATTAAACTCAATAAGTTCTTCTGTCGCTGCCCAGCGAAAGATTTCATTCAGGCGGGAAATGATTCGGCGCAGGGTTTCCAATACACCGCGTTGCTCAATTGGGTCAAGATGCTGCTTCAATAACTTAGGCCGAATCTCTTTGATAGGAACATTGCCTAATCCGGGGAAGATATTTCGTTCAAGACTGCGCCAGATGTCTTCTGCATGGTCTTTGGATATATCAGATGTCTTTACCTTCTCATCTAACCACTTTCTTGCAACGGCTTGTAGCGTATTCTCAGTAGCATCTTTTATCGCGTTAGCTTTTTGTTCGTTGTGGGCTTGAGGGTCAATGCCATTAGCAAGCAATGATAGATATTCATCACGAAGTGTTCTTGCTTGAGCGAGTGTTAAGTGAGGATAGAATCCAAGGCTCATTTTGGAACGCTTTTTCGTATAAGGCACGGCATAGGCGAGATGCCAGATTTTCTTGCCACTGGGCTTGATGCGAAGGAACAAACCATCTCCATCCCATAGCGTGAATTCCTTATCTACGGGTTTAGCTTTTTTGATCTCTGTGTCGGTGAGTTTTGTTGCTACCTTTGGCATTTTTGCCCCCTCGTATTTACTCCCTCATGGCTGAGGGACATTAGGAGGGTGCCATAAGTAGTGGTTTCTAGCAATTCTCAGTAGACTACTATAGACGTAAAAAAGCCCGCAAGGCTGGTTCCATGCGGGCTTAGTAGACTTTACTATACTTCGGTAAAACAAAAAGTGGTGGAGCTGGGGGGATTTGAACCCGCGTCCGTAATTCCCTAACTTATTGTTATGGAATGTTTATTTTTATTATTTTTCTGGCGCGTATCCTGTGCGGCTCCTTTGGTGTACTTCCTCAGTCATCCCACTGTATTCCTTCAGGAACGAACCGTAATGCCTGAAAAGCATCTCCGGCCCTTTGTGGCCCATCTGTCCTGCTAACCAGAATAAATTCGCGCCCTGGCTAATATGCATCGTGGCAAACGTATGTCTGGTCTGATAGGGATTCCGGTACCGGACGCCAGCCCTTTTTAAAGTTGGTATCCATGCTTTTTTTCTGATCGCATCAGCACCGGCCCAAGCCTCATTCGTTTTCGGATCATGAAAAACATACTCGTTGAGCATAAATGTAAATGGTTTTTGATTTTTGATAGCTAATAATGCATCAGAATCTAATTCTATTTTTCTTCGCCCCGCCTTAGTCTTCGTTCCCTTAATTACCCCTTCAACGCTGGCCGTTATTACATGGGCGGTATTGCCGACGAGATCGAGATCTTGCCACCTTATCGCGCATAGTTCTGAACTTCTCATTCCAGTATGCAAAGCAAATCTAAAAAGGTTTTCCCATTGAGCATTCATCGCCGTGGATAGAATGGCTTTCGCTTCATCAGGTGAAAGCGGATCAACCACATATTCACTTTCTAATCTGACATTTTCACCTTGATAGCGAGATGCAGAAACAAGCGAAACAGGATTAGCCGGTAGTAAGCCATCAGTTACTGCTTCATCTATCGCGGAGCCTAAGAACGATAGTCTATTGCGGATAGTCTTCAGCGCTACCTTTTGGCCTTGTATCCAATTTTTAACCATTGCGGGCGTAAGGTCTGAGACATTAACTTCATGTAGGTTGGATAGGGCATTCATGCACTTCTTGTAACCGGCAATTGTGCCTGGTGATAATTTGCGGTTTTCACAAATTATAATGTATTCATTCAGATACGTTTTAATGTGCTTTGAGCTTTGATTATTACCAAACACCTTTAATCGTACCGACCGAGGAAATTGGTCAGCATAATTAAAGGTGCCTCGTTCTATTCTGTTGTGGATCTCACCCAATAGCCTTTCAGCATATTTGATATTTTTGGGTGTCACTTCGATGTTAGAAAGGGGTTCACGGCATTTAACCCCTTTATATGTGAAGGTGATATTGATTGTCTGCCCAGCTTTATGGCTGCGAACAGTTATGCCCCTTGGGAGCTTTGCCGATCCCCTCTCGCCCACTTTGAAACCTCCGTAAGATCAATCCAACGTTCTTTAACACCATCAACTTTTAAAACCTGCTTGCCCTCACGCCATACTCCACGCTGAACCCGCTTATTGATGGCTTCAACCGTTTCCCCTGTGGTAATGCAATACGCACTGATGGGGATGCAATCGAGACTAATCATACGAACCTCCACACTGTTTATTTAAAGGCCCGCCGCACACAGGCCGTGATAAATTTATTCAATATCGTTGCTGGTGGCTGGAATCAAACGCTGATAAATGGCAGATACGTATTTAGCTTGGTGAATGGCATCCGCTAAAGCATTATGTCGTTCGCCATCAAATGGCATGTCTCGCTTGGGATCGAAGCCGATAGCCCGCCCCAGTTGCACCATTGTTCTCACGTCCAGATCGTTAAACCAGCTCCAGCATGGTTGTAACTGGCAGCGCTCATAGGCCGCACGAAGAATAACGTTATCGAATGCAGCACCATTGCCCCATACGAAGATCCGGCTGGAGTTACCCGACACCTCTGCCGAAAAATCATTTAACCCACGAAGTGCAACATCGATAGGCGTCGGATTATCGGTAATTGCAGATCTGGCCTCACTGCTTTGAGCTAACCACCACAGAATGGTACTGGCATCCGGTACCGCACCGAGAGCAACTTCACTTTCAAGGCTTACTGCGGTATAGAGCGACGGGCCAATCTCACCTGTCGCTGGTTCAAAGAATACAGCACCGATAGCGACGATAGGCGCATCTGGTTTATTGCCCATAGTTTCAAGATCGACCATTAAATTATTCATTTGCTTTCCTTATTTTATGTTCAATTAATTTGTTTATGGTACCGGTGTTATCTATATGATTAATTACTTATTGTTATGATTAATATGTATATTATTATTCATTAAATTTGTTTATTTTTTACGTTCCACATCAGTGGTAATTGCTTGCACCTGCACAAGACCGATCACCCTGACATCCCTATCACCAGAAAAGAGTTTATTAAGCTTGCCTTCGGCTGCTACAACAGCCTGGCGATAAACCTGATCAATCTGGCAATCAGGTCCCCATGAGCCAAGGTTGCTAAGCTCAATAGTGAGTGAAACCCTCGCATTGGTCGTAGTTCTTACTACTGGCTTACTCGGCATCTGCATTCCCCTCTACCAATTCAGTTAGTTTGTTCATTTACACCTCAAGCCCCAATTGCACAGCAAAGTGATCACGCTTTTCGCAATAGTCGAGAGTGCCAGAGCTGTTATGTGATTCAATTCTTTCAACCATGACTGTTGTCCGGGTTTCTTTACTAAATGGTTGGTAAGTCCCCTTCCAATTAACATCTTTCCCGATGTTCTGCGCGACGTTTGTGCTGTCAGCAGACGCTAGCGGCAGGCGAGTAAAAATAGTTGGATTAAGCATCCGTAACCCATGCAACTTGGCAATCGGTTGGCCGTTAACATCAACAACATGTCTGATAATATCTTTCAGTCTTGCCACTGCTTTCTGCGGTGATTTCACGTCATATTCACCGCAACTGCCGATCGCTACGCGAGGATACTCATTACAGAGACGAATAAAGCGATCATTGGATTCATTCATGTGCCAAACCGGCACTCCTGCAAATTTCCCATGGGGCCATTCAGCAAGCAGGGCGTCATTTTCTTCCGCGCCGCCGTCGATAACGTCAGGGATAATTGCGAAGTCCAGACCGGGGTGATTTTTCCACCGGTCAACAAAGTTGTAGTAATCTGACCAATCTATTTTGTTCTTCCCAGCCTTTTTCCAAGTTGAAAATGCCCCATTATCTAGCGCAAATGTTTGACAGATTTCAGAAGCTAATCCGATTTGAGAACTATGGGCAAAAGAGATAAATGCATGTCTACCACGCCAAGCTTTAATCGCGCAGGTATCTGGCGTGATGGGGCCTCCATGGTAGTGGATCATCACTCCCCCTCGACCGTAAAACCGGCTTTGATAATCTGTTTTTTACTGAATTGAACGCCAGCTACCCATGCTTCACATTGCTTTTCTGAGTACCAGTGAGCCATGTGTGAAACTGCGCCGATATCACAATCAGGGAATTCAACCGGCTTACTCAGCTTCTCGTTTGCCGCTGATAACGCTGCTTCTGCTGCCTCTGCGCGTTCGCGTAAGTCTTTTACATCTGACTCACTGAACCATTTTTCATAAGTTTGGCCCTCTAACCGCTGAACAAGCTCACCGATTGGCAACGGTTTAATTAGTTCCAACTCTGCCTTTTCCAACTGATCCGCTAGGAAGTCGATCAGTTGTTCTTTGTCCATTACTGTTTTCAAATGTGCGATAGTATGCTTATCCATCACGCCTCCCGTTCCGTTGTCCAGGTGGTTTCATGGTTAGCCGTAAGCTTAAATGAATGACCACATTCGTCGCATTCGATTAACTCTCCGTCAGCGTCGTAACGATCCTCTGTGAACACTTCAGCGGAGCAGTATGGGCACTTTGCTTCGTACTGCCCCTGAAAATCCGACTCGTCGAAATCCTCATCACTAGGGATACGAGCTAGGGCTACAGCTTTGGTTTTGGCGTCTCGCGCTTCTTTGCACGGGTGACATGTCCAACCCCATACTCCATCTTCCGATACTGTCCCCCACATACCGCCGCCACAATCATGCTCACTGCGTTGTGGTATACCAATCGCGTCTTTACTCTGAATGCCACATAATTGGCAACGGTCGTGCTCATCGCAGACCTGATATGACATTTTTTCGCCATTCTGATTGCAGTGGCCACAGCCGTTTACCCACATCCAAATACCGTTAACCTCAAGCGCGTAAATGTGTTTTTCTGCTGGCTCTATGGAAAAGTCACATTCCTGAATTAATTTTCCACCCTCAATAATTCGCTCTCCGAATTTCTGAGTTCGTCCACTTCTGATTCGTGGCATTTTTGGTGTTAGGCGTAAGTCATTAATCTGACCAATAATGATTTCGCCTTTATCTGTTCTGTTGGTTATCTCAGACATTCTGTTCACCCCTTAGGCTGGCCGCAGTAAGCTCATTGAGTCGTGCCGCGAATACGACACGGATCTGGCTTGGTGTCATTGGTACTATTGCAATGTCAGCCAGGGGGATACCCTCAAGCATCGGCCATTCCTTACCGTCATCGATGTCCAGCTCTTGGCGTTCGGTTGCCAGCATAATCAGATCGCAGTAATGAACGACTGAGGACATTTCAGCGGGAAGTCCAAATTTTTCACGAATCGCCATATCAATCCGATGCTCAATAACTTTGTAATCGGGCAGCAGACGTTTAAGAGGTGATGGGATATCTCTGCAATACGCTTCGCTTGCATCATGCAGCAGAGCTTCAAGAGCGAACTCTTCAGGCACAATCTGGCTCATTAACCAACAGTGTTGAGCCACAGAATAGAATACGGGTAATTGCCCAGCGAAACGGCAGTCATTGGATAAGCCCTGAATAATATCTTTATCGCAAATACTGCTAGCGACCGGTTTCAAATAATCGAATGTCAGCCCTGAGTAAGTAGTAATACAAGTCATAAATATACTCCACACGGTTTAGGTAATACCCCGCCAAATACCCCATTACTGGGATATTTGAAGTGATACTAATAAGTTAGGGTTTAATTAATTACGCTTTGAATTTACCGATAAACGTTTCAATTTCGACATCTTTAAATTTATCAGTAAGCAGATCACGGAATTCCGCCGCAATTTGTTCTTCTACAGCTTCCAACTGTACGATCCGCAATACTAAAACGGGAACATTTCCGCCGGTGAGAATGCTATAGCGCAATTTAAATCGACGTTCGCCTAATCCCTCATAGGGAACACATTTAAATTCAAATGCCGCTGGCATAACATCTTTGCTTTTGGCTTCAACACTTTCCATTACAGATCGTTTAGCGCTGAAGTCTTGGTCTTCATGATCAGCAGAGCTGGTTTGTTCGATGGTAATGCGGCGTACTGCACCGACGGCTTTCTTTATATCCAGCACTACACCATCGGCATCAAAGGCTAGCAAGAACTCACGGTAATCTTCCAGCCATTCAGCAAGTTCTTTCTGAGTCTGCTTGCGACCATCAATATTAAGCAGTTCGCGGAATGGCGCTGTTTTCTTGAGTGATAAGCTGGCGGTGTTATCGGCATGCCCTGGATTTGGCAGAGTGCCAATGTTGAAGATAGTTTGTGCGCGCATTTCATCGGCATCAATAAAGCAGCGAACACCGTCACCAGCATAGCCAGATGAATATTTCACATATTCATCAATGCTGCTGGTTTCCATGGAACCACGGAAGCGGTAACGCACAAGTTGGAACTGCTCAAGGCTTTTAACTGAGACGCTAGCTGGCAAAGCAATGGTATCGCAAGCTGTGGAAGCTAATTTGTGTTCAACTAATGATGCTAAAACCATATCGCGAATTTCGGTGATGGCTGACGAATCTAATTGTTGAGACATATAAATTCCCTAATAAATATAATTTGGTGATGGCGAATAAATTAATTAACGGTCTTTAGTTTTCCGTCAGTCTCGCCCTGAATTGTGAATAACTGGCCCTGATCTTCCTGCATAATTGCCAGCTTACCGCCTTTGCCAACATACATAGGCGTTTCGGTTGTATCTTCTTCGGATGATTTACCGCGTGGCGTTGGGGTGGTGAATTTAAGTTTATGGGAGATCATAACGCGCTTTTCGTCTTTTGAATTACTCATGCGAGATAAATCAAACTTAATAGTTACCTCTCCTTTACCGCCATTATTTAGAACGCCTAGCGCGGCAGCATTTAAAGCAGCAGATATTTTATTTTCGAAAATACCGGCATCCAGTTCACCAAGAAATTCCGGTACCACGGTTTTTCTTTCTTCACTCATTGGGGTGATCCTCAGTAATGCAGTTTGCACTGCGTTGTTTACTCCACACACAGAGAAGTACTCCGATCCGGGGGCTTTATACTGTACGGGTTTAAAGGGATAACCCGCCCGGAGCACTTCTTTGTGTGTAAAAAGAGCGGCTGGCCTGTCAGAACATTATCCTCACTCCCCCCTGGTGTTGGTTGATTGAGAACTGGCGCAGCCGCTAAAACACAGCAACAGCAATGGAACAAGGTTGTGACACTAGGGCGCTACCCCTACTTATTTCTGGCCGCTCGGTTTTGGTATTGGCGTTATGATGGACGCCCAGCCGATTTCCAGTCTTCCTCCCGCCTGCGGTGCAGTACGCTTGTACACATCACAACGGTAAGAGCACTCTATGTGCAGCAGGCTCCGATATTTAATCGGGCTTAGTGAGATACGGTTCCCCAATCTCACGAACAGCCTCGGTCACTTGATCTGCCTTTCTTCGCTTACGCGCTCCATGGGTTTCTCGCTTACCACGCGGAGTGCTCTTACCTGTTGTGTGCCGGTTACGGATCCGGCGTCGATTCCCTTTTGTGTCGCTTTATCAGCGCTGATAACTAAGGAAAGAGCGACCGTATGCAGTGTGGTGTTCGTGGTATTACTCAAAGACAACGCTTAAAACCTCCTGAAGATCGCCATCACACAGGGCGATATACCCATCTAAATACATGCGTTGGAGCCATTCGAGACTGATGTTCTGATAGTTAGCCATTCCGGTTACTCCACACTGTTAACCCTACTAAGCGAATCATCCGGTGTTTCGTATGCCACCGGCAGCTACTACGTGGGCGTCCTGCCTGTTCGCTGTTGATGTATTAAGTTTACATAACAAAACTAATCAGTCAAGAATTAAGTTTGTATATCAAAACTTTCATTGGGCGGGAGCATAAAAGCCCAGGTGTGCCGGGCTGTCAATTGAATGGGTTTGGTTTGAAACCGTTATGGCAGGTAGGAAAGTACTCGAAGGCAGACGCCAATTACTTGATTTAGATTTTCGATTTGAATCGCTCTATAGTTGTTATTGAGTGGGACAAGGTAAATATTTGGTCCATCGATGGATAGTTTTTTGATTGTGACTGTCTCTTTATCGTCAAGTAAGGCTATGACAATCCGCCCAGCCGAAGGTGGTTGGGTTGGATCGACAATAACTGTTGCACCCTGCGGGATCGTGACATTCCCGGTAGCACTAACCATTGAATCATTGTCCATTTTTATCGCAAACGCAAAAGGGGATACATCCTCAGATACCACAATCCAGTCTTCAAAAGCGGCAAAATCTTGATTCATTAGATCACTCCAAGCCCCCGCCTGTTGTAATGATAATAAAGGAATCCTCTGAAGTTCCCTGACATTTGTTAATTGGGGCTTGTATTGTTGCATCCCACCTTGCAGAAGCCATTGCTCACTTACATTTAATACTTTTGCTAGTGGGGCTATATATTGTGAAGACGGACAGCCGCCACCGTTAACCCACTGGCTCACAGCACCCTTTGAAGCCTTAGTTGCTTCAATTATGTCCTTACTTTTTAGGTTGAGCTTCTGCATCTGCATTCTAATGCGCTCACTCATGGTCATATTTTTAATTTTCATGTTTGTATTTTTAAACATATAAGGTTTTGATGCTTGACCTTTATTGGTTTTGATAGTTAAACTAAAAAATAAACCAGGAGAGTAATTATGAAGAAAACAGAAGTTCTGGCCCACTTCTCTGGCACTAGCGCCACTGGAAAGGCTTTGGGTATATCAAAAAGCACTGTAAGCCTTTGGGGTGAAAAGGTTCCATGGCAATACGCCTTGTTGATTTCTGAGCTTACAGGCGGATCCCTAAAATTTAGCCGCACTGATTATCCCGACCGTTTTGGATTCTTATCCAGCACTGCAACTACCAAATAAGGGCCAAACATGAACCTAGCTATGAATAAAAAACCAGTACTGACCTATGACGGGGAAAATCTAGAAATTTCCCCGATCGAGATATCAAGAGCGCAATCGCTACTTAGTTGCTGCTCTGGCCTTGGCGTTAGCAAAGCCCACACGACCTTTGGCGTCGATACCACACTGATGAACCCGACACCAAGCGGTGAACTCTTCGGTGCTCTCTGCATATGCACGAATGACGATCATGCCACTACGCTCCGCTTCTTGAATGCCTTTTTCGGTGAGTTGTTTCCATTTGCTGAACGGCCGCAGGATTTTGTCAGTGTCAGTAAAAATTGACATGAATTCGTTGTACTGATTTTCGTCTTTGTAGCAGAACCAGCCAACAGCTTGTATTTGAGACATATCGAACCTCCTCGGCTCTTGGGTGTGAGAACCAACAGAGTATACCGAGAGAAGGTAAGGTCCAACTCAAGTAACAAAGTCTATTGCACTGAATAAATAAGTTAAACCACTGAACAACATGAGGAGCTGTGGGAATGAAAAATCAAGATCCCGAATGGCAGGCAGAGAAACAACCAGCATGGCTGGTGGCCGCAATCAAAAAGACAATCACCAGTTTACCGGGTGGTTATGCCGAAGCAGCAGAATGGCTAGGGGTGACACAGAACGCGATATTCAACCGCTTACGTACCGACGGCGATCAAATATTTCCTATCGGCTGGGTGATGGTATTGGAAAAAGCCGCGAGCAAAAACCACGTAACTGATGCTTGGTCAAGAGAGCGAGGCGGCTATCACGTTCCATTTGTTGAAGTGGATACGGACAACGAAGAGATAGGGATCAAGCTGGCTGAGTTGGTAGGGCGCTTGGGTGATTTGGTCAACGCCTACCGGCAGTACATCGGTGACAGCGTAATCACTCGTCAGGAGTGGCGCAGCCTTAATGATATCGCTTATGACTTCAGGGTCACGCTGATGCAGTTCTTAAACTTGGTATCGAGGGTGTATTGCGAGGCTGAAATGGGTGACACCTCCGTGTGCGGCACAGAGGCGTCGGGTGCATTAACTAAACATTGTGTGGAGTAATTAACGCATGAACATTGTAGCGGCTAAACGTTCTATTCCGCAACTGCGTTGCGTTTGTGTCAGTCCGTTCCGGTATGAACGAATGATAAAGGGCCGGTGGGTACCGTGCAACCACAGCAGAGCTAATGGAATTGTGGGTGCGGTTCGCCGTAAGTGGGGCCGCGTATGACTAATCCCGGCTCAACTACAACAAACCCAATCCAATTACTTGATCGTTATTACAAAGATAAGCGTGGTGTTCGTGTTCACGTCATTCGCTATGACAGCACCACAGGCGAGGTTATTTACCTGCGTGATGGTTATGACCATGGCGAGTTATCAAAGCCTATCAGACGGTTCAGGGCTGAATTTACCAAGGTGGATGTATGAGCGTAAAGCTATCCAGTTATGTATGGGACGGCTGTGCGGCTGCTGGTATGAAGATATCAAAGGTGGCAATTATGGCCCGTCTTGCTGATTTCTCTAATGATGAGGGTGTGTGCTGGCCGTCAGTAACGACGATTGCCCGCCAGATCGGTGCGGGCGAAAGCACTGTTCGCACTGCGCTGGCTGATCTGGAAACGGATGGCTGGTTAAGCAAGAAAGCCCGCCGCGCCGGCAATCGCAACGCCAGTAATGTTTATCAGTTGAATGTTGCCAAACTTAAGGCTGCTGCTCATGCGTCAGAATCTGACACCTCAAAAGCTGACGGGTCAAAATCTGATGGCTCAAAATTCGACGGGTCAGAATCTGGCAATAATGGCACTTTTGACCCGCCAGAATCTGGGGGCGATCCGTCAGTAAATTCAACACCAGATCCATCAAATAAAAACACTTTTGGGCAACCGCCGGTGGCGGAAGCCCGAGGTGAGGATATTTCTAAAGAAATTAAATTCACCGATGAAGCTATCGAGATACTTAAACATCTGAATCAGCTTACTGGGGCTAAATACACCACCATAAAAACTAACCTCCAGAATATTCGCGCTCGTTTGACCGATGGCCATGACAAAGATTCGCTGATGCTGGTCGTTGACTATCTGGTAAACCGCTGGCTTGGTACTCAGTGGGCAAAGTTCCTGAATCCAGAAACCATGTTTCGCCCGACTAAATTCGATGGAAATTTACTGGCTGCCAGTGCTTGGCACAGCGAGGGACGGAAGACCACATCGCAACAGGCCCAGGCTACAGATCACACAGAGAGAGATGCAGCTTACAAACGTTTTATTTCCGGGACAGGCCAAAACGTTAAGCCAAGCCAACTGGAAAAAACTGTAAGCGACGAGGCCAGCAAAGCAGGTATTCGTTCCATGAATGCGAGTTTTGCGGTTCAGCGTTGGAATGCCATCTGGAAAGAATGCAGCCAGCGCGTGAGCGGGGAGAAAGCAGCATGACCTATCAAATCATTTATGCAGATCCACCGTGGCCTTACCGTGATAAAGCCAAGAGCGGGCAGCGTGGCGTTGATTTTAAATATAAGACTATGGACCTTGCTGATATTTGCCGCTTACCAGTGTGGGAACTAGCGGGTGAAAGTTGTCTGCTTGCTATGTGGTGGGTGCCAACTCAGCCACTTGAAGCATTGAAAGTTGTTGAGGCTTGGGGCTTTCGATTAATGACCATGAAGGGCTTCACCTGGCACAAGACCAATAAATTAAAAGGAAACAGCGCGATCGGAATGGGTCATATGACCCGCGCCAACAGTGAAGACATGTTATTTGCGGTAAAGGGCCGGTTACCTGAACGTCTGAATGCCGGTATCTGTCAGCACCAGACAGCCCCACGCGGTGAGCACAGTGCCAAACCTGATATTTTCCGTGATCTGCTTGTTTCTTTGTTGGGTGATGTTCCCCGCATTGAGCTGTTTGCCAGAACACAGGCCGAGGGCTGGGATAGTTGGGGTAATGAGTGCATCAATAGTCTGGAATTAACCCCTGCCACTATTCTGGCTGCACCACAAAGTCAGCAACAAAATATTCCTGAAATTATTCCGGTACCGGAAACCGGTAATACCGTTTGGCCCGTCGAAGTGAATCTGTATTTCAGTAAGGTACCAGGTGCCATCGAATTACCTACCGATCTACAACATAAAATCTTAGGCAATATCAATCGCATGAAATTAGACGGTATTCCGTCTGATGCCATCATTGCCGCTGCCACAACACTTACCGCCGCTATGGGAGCAACAGCATGAAAGAAATCATCGTAGATAATTTTGCGGGCGGTGGTGGTGCCAGCACAGGGATCGAAATGGCAACGGGGCGCAGTGTTGATGTCGCCATCAATCATGACGAAAACGCTATTGCTATGCATACGACAAACCACCCCGACACACTGCATTACTGCGAATCAGTATTTGATATTGACCCAGTAGCAGCGACCGCCGGCAGACCTGTTGGCCTAGCATGGTTCAGCCCTGATTGCCGCCATTTTTCGAAAGCTAAGGGCAGTAAACCAGTTAAAAAAGAGATCCGTGGTTTAGCGTGGATTGTCGTGCGCTGGGCTTTGGCGAAAAAACCTCGAGTAGTCATGCTGGAAAATGTCGAAGAGTTTAAAACGTGGGGGCCGTTGATTACTGCTGAAGATGGTACCGAGCATCCTGATCCTGCTCGCGCCGGTGAGACATTCGCTGCTTTCGTTGGGATGTTGACCACCGGCATTAATGCCGAGCACCCGGCACTACAGGAATGTTGTGAAGTCTTAGGGCTTGATATCAATGGCGCTGAGGCTAAGCGTTTAGTTTCTGGCTTGGGCTATATTGTCGAGTTCAGAGAACTTCGGGCCAGTGATTACGGTGCACCAACCATTAGAAAGCGCTTTTTCATGGTGATGCGCTGTGACGGAAAGCCTGTGGTATGGCCGGAGCCAACTCACGGCGATCCGAAATCGCTGGACGTTCAAAGCGGACACCGTGAACCGTGGCGCACTGCTGCCGAATGCATTGATTGGTCAATTCCATGCCCGAGCATTTTTGAGCGCAAGAAGCCGCTGGCTGAGAACACGCTAAAACGTATTGCGCGTGGCATTCAACGCTTTGTTATTGATAACCCAACGCCGTTTATCGTGAAGTGCAACCATACCAGTACCAAAACCTCATACGATTGTTTCCGAGGTCAAGCTCTGGATCAGCCATTGCAGACGATTACCAAAACGCACGGCTATGCGGTGGTTACTCCACATATAACGAAATTCCGCTCTGGCGCTACTGGGCAGGAATGCGATGAACCATTACCAACAATCACCGCCGGTAGTTCTATTCGCCCTGGTGGTAACGGCCATGCTCTGGGGATGGTAGAAGCAAAACTGGCCCCATTTATTGCTGGTGCTGGCGGGCCTAAATATTCAGCTAAACCGCGTTCTGCAGAACAGCCGATGAACATAGTCTGCAATACAAATCATTCTTGTCTTATTGCACCAATCATTGCTCGCATTGGTCAAACCGGTTTTGGTGGCGACCGCATGGCATATGAAGCCGGTAAACCACTGACGACAATTACTAGCAAGGCTGAGCACCTTCTTGTAGCCCCGATTATTGCCCGTGAGTTTGGCAATAGCGTGGGGCATGCGGTTGATGAGCCAAGCGGTACTATTACGGCGGGCGGCGGTGGAAAGTCTCGGCTTGTTTCTGCGTTCTTAGCTAAACACTTCGGCGGCAACTATACCGGTCCCGGCGCTGATCTAGGCCAGCCAGCCCATACGGTAACAACTGTTGATCACCATGCGCTAGTGACGTCCAACTTAATCAAACTGCGCGGCACCTGCAAAGACGGTCAACAGGTTACCCAGCCAATGCCAACCATTACTGCTGGTGGCCTGCATATCGGTGAGGTTCGTGCTTTCTTACTCAAGTATTACGGCAATGAGAAAGAGGGTGTTAGCCTGAATGATCCCCTACATACAGTAACGACTAATGACCGGTTCGGGCTGGTCACGGTAGAGGGTATTGATTATCAGATCGTCGATATTGGCATGCGTATGCTGCAACCCCATGAGTTATACGCCGCGCAGGGCTTCCCTAGTTGGTACGTCATAGATAGAGATTATACCGGTACTAAATACGCTAAAGATAAGCAGGTAGCTCGCTGTGGTAATGCGGTGCCGCCACCTTTCGCTGAAGCCCTTGTCCGAGCAAATCTTCCAGAAATGTGTATCGAACGTAAAGAGGTGGCAGCATGAAACTATCCAATTCTGTTGTGACTATGAGCAGTCGTGAAATCGCTGCACTGGTGAACAGTAAGCATGGTGATGTGAAGCGCTCCGCAGAACGTCTATGCGCAGGCGGTATTTTAACCGCGCCGTTGGCGCAGTTCGATTTTGAGCACAACGGTAACCAGTATTTTGAGTATCGGTTCAATAAACGTGATTCCCTGGTGTTGGTTGCCCGACTATCCCCTGAATTCACTGCTGCAGTGGTTGACCGCTGGCAAGAACTGGAACAGAACCTGATCCCTCAAACCTTACCAGAGGCATTACGCCTGGCGGCTAATTTGGCAGAGGAAAAACAACAGCTTGAAAACCAGCTTTCTATTGCTGCGCCAAAAGTTGAGTTTGTCGATCGCTACGTAATAGCTAAGGGTTCCATGACATTCCGACAAGTTGCAAAACTGCTTAATGCCAGAGAAGCGGAGTTTTGTCAGTTCCTGCTTGATAATCACATCATGTACCGGCTTAACGGAATGTTATCACCTCATCAGCAGCACAGTGAATTAGGGCGATTTGAGGTTAAGACGGGTACTAACACCATTAATAATCATGCTTTCGCTCAATCCCGTTTTACACCGAAGGGCGTTAAATGGGTTGGTGGCTTATGGGCTGAGTATCTGGCTAAGAAAGGTGCCGCATGAGAGCACTGCTAAGACCTATTATCCAGAAAGAACTTGGCGCTATCTTTTTAAAGATAAGCGCTGATCTATGGCCTCATATGTCTGGCCGCTTGCTGGTGGCCACTGAGCCAGAAGAGTTTAAATCTCTGCCTGACGGCAGATTACCTGTTGTAGAGCAACAATTAGCTAACGACCCGCGCCTGCTACCATTCTTTGAGCATGAGAGAGTTATCCGCGCTGCTGGTGGCCCTCGAGTGCTTGAATCTCGGGTAAGACTAATCAAAGAGTGCCAGTGGGTTAGTTCAGATGAGCGCTATCACGATAAGAATCTGACAACACTTAACTATAAAGGCAGATCTATCCGCCTGTGCTGGGCATGTGACAACCGGCTTAGCGGGCAAAATATCCCACGGTTAGATCAGCTAGCGACATTGAATCTCATTACTTGGGTAATCGAGACTGTGCGCATCTATTTCCGCTTTTCCGAGGGCCACCAGCTGACGTTGCCGGAATTATGGTGTTGGGCTGTGATCTGCGAAGTTTCAGATCTGATGCCTGATTCTATTTCCCGCACTTTCCTTCACATGCCACCAGCGGTGATTAAAACTGGCGGTACAAAGGAAAGCGATATTACCTGGTCATTAGCCCCGCAAGAGGTTGTAGCTAAGAAAGTAGCGAAAGCCAAGCCACCAGCCGAAGTAGCTGTTAAGCCAGTTTTAACCTTGAAAGTTGATCCTGAATCTCCCGAGAGTCAAATGCTCATTCCCAAATTACGACGCTGGGAAAATAAGAAATATGTGCGGTGGGTTAAGTCAGAGCCTTGTTGCGTCTGCGGGGATGGCTGCTGTGACCCACATCATATTATCGGACATGGGAAGGGCGGCATGGGAACAAAGGCCAATGACTTTAAAACTATCCCGCTTTGCAGAATTCATCACGCCGAAATACATGGTTCGGCAGGTGTGAAAGCGTGGGAAGCGAAATACGGAAATCAGATAGAGTTATGGGAAAAGTTTATAGATCGAGCATTTGCACTGGGCGTATTGGCCTAATGGCCTTAATTGTGTGGAGTAGAAAAATGAATCAGCAATATCTCCAGTATGTTCGAGGTGTATTGTCTGTTGCCCTTGCTGATATATGCGGAAGCAGCAAGGGACAATTAGAGGCGTTCGATGGTGCGGCGTTAGCCAGAACTACACGGTTTAAGCGTCAGAGGCTTCGGAGTATTGAGGTTGATGGTCGCAGAGTTTGTCAAGAAACGGAGCCGGTGCGTTGCACAGAAACCCGCTCGAGTAAAAGCCAGGTTACCCCGATAGATCCGCTAACGTATTGCACCAGCGCATGGCGTAGGGCGGTATTCAAGTTAAAGCCTCATCAGGCTGCATGGATTCGCTATTGCTATTCCTTCGATCTGACATTTGATTACCAGGTTGAGATATGTCGCTATATATGGAATGAGTATCAGCCGCAACTAACAGAAAAACCAGTAACAGCAAAAGTACGGCGGAGAGTTGAAAGCCTCGTATGGCTGGCAGTGCAACAAACGGCTGGTGTGGGCCACTTGTTACATGGGAAAGAGTATTCATATTCAGAGCTAGCGGGATTGGTGGGGGTTCAGCGTAATAATTGGACAATGCACTATGCGCCGCATTGGGAATCGCTGTTAAGGCTGATTGAAGCATTGGATGCGGATTCTCTGAATTGCGTTGTAAATCACAAATCAGGAAGATAGCAACATTTGGCGATGTGATGCTTGCAAAAGTGAACAAAGTAAGCCATATTTAAAGCATATTTGATATGTTGCTACTAATTTAATTTATAACCTCGCTTCTGCGGGGTTTTGTCGTTTATGGAGGGCTGAAAAATGCTGTAGCTAAACGGTTAGACCGCAGCCAAAAGGCAATGCAGCAGTAATGATGCTGCCCTGAGTCGTCTAATGGCGAGCCTGTGTAGTGACGGGTCAAGGTTCTTATATCAAAACAAGCTCCGGCAAAGCAGCGCACACGCCAGATGCGCACCGGTTATTAGCGGCTGAGGCGTCGAGACTCAAGGGCATGAGCGCGGCCACTGCGAGAAGTGGCTGTTTTTCTACATTCGACTGGGCATCACTGAATAACGGGTTCATATCCCAATCTATTCAGGACATTGTTGCAGCAATGGTTGGTGCTCAGCCGAATGTGGTGAAAGCAGGCACCGATGTGTGGGGATACAAGTGGAACACCAGTGAAACGACGTCGGCGAATTCCCCGCCACCACAGAAGTACATTTAAAGGTATGCGGTCAGCACATTGGTAGGTGTTGACGCCGGAACCGTAACCGGCTTCAAATTTCTGGCACTTCTCGGCGTGGGGCGTATAACTTATTACCTACAATAATCCATCCACCCTTAATCCACACTTGAACTTTTTGCCGATCAACACCCATATGGCGCGCAAATTCTGATTGATTACCTGAAAAAGTCAGTTTGATGTATTCGATTAGTTCCATATCAAACTGCCTTAATTGCTGGATTAACGATTAAGTACGAAGTGCCGTGCTCGTCATCCATTTCTACTGCATCGAAACCGAGATATGCAGCCGCACGTCCCCGCAGGCGTTGCATTTCCCAGCTACATGCTCCGCGACGAATGACACATGAGCGAGGGTAAAAAATTTCATCGAATTCGTCAGTTTCTTCACCGTCAGCCAGCGCATACGCTAATGCCGTGATAGTTTCATCGTCAACGTCACAAGCATAGACTTCGGTACCTAAAAATTTAATGATTTCTTCAATGCGTTCGTTCAGGGCAGCATTGTCAGCTATCTTTTCATCATCAACTTCATAAGCATGAACCGCATCACCGTGTGAACCTGCAACGTTAGCGCTACTACTGGCAAACAGGCCATCAAACACGTTATCACCACCACCCAAAGCAAAAGCGCCTACTTTGATAACTGGTGCTGTATTGTCGTAGGAGCCGTGGAATAATTTCATTTCGGTTGCCTCGTTGCGTTGTTTATGTGATTAATGTAATCGAAAAAAGACTACATGGCAAGTGATGAGTATCACAAATATTAAACAGGGCTGCGCTATTGCGTGGCCTTTCTCGTTTTAGCCCATCAGTCACCAAATCAACTCCACACACATTGCTGCTAATGAGTGGCTGCACTGGCGGGCTAAATTCCCCACATATAAGGAAACCATCATGTCGGAACCGATCACCAGCACCGGAGCCGCCACTGCAACTGTTACTGGCGTTACTTTTATCGGGCTGTTATCGGGGCTGGATGCTGGTGTTGTTGTGGGGGCGTTCGCTGGCGCTGCTGTATTCGTGTTATCTGCGTCAGACTTCTCTCTGTTTAAGAAACTATTTCTATTTGGCTTGTCATGGGGTACCGGTGTGTTATCTGCCCCTTTCATTACATCGTGTATTAACTTCCTGACGCCTGATGAAGTTAAAGCCGCTGAGCCGGTCGGCGCAATGGTTGCTGGTGCTGTTGTCATACGTCTATTGATGTGGGCAAACAAAGAGTCAAAGAACCCCGGCAACATCATCGACCGCTTTAGAAGTGGTGGGGGAAAGCCAGATGAATAATTATCTGCTGACACTTGATGCTATTGCCTGTGCGGTGATAGCTGCCCGTTTATTTGCTTACCGCCGACATGGTGCTACTTATCGACCGATAGCCTCAATTTTTGCTTATGGTCTGATGGTCGCTAGTGCTTCGGTCACTATCAGGATCTTAACGGGCGATTACAACCACGCCGACTGGTCTGAAACTCTTATTAATATCAGCATGGCTGTGGCAATTGTTGCTGCTGGTGGAAATGTCATGCACTTCGCTAAACCGGTGAGACTAAAACAATGACCCCTTATCAATTCAGAATGGCGGCTAACATCAGCGCCGAACTTGCTGCACGTTGGATTCAGCCTATTACCCTGGCAATGAAAGAATTTGGCATTACCACGCCAGTACAACAGGCCATGTTTATTGCTCAGGTAGGCCATGAGTCTGCCAGTTTCACGCTGCTGGTGGAATCATTCAATTACAGTGTTAACGGTTTGATTGCGACGTTCGGCAAGCGCCTGTCTGCGGATCAGGCTTCGGCTTTGGGGCGTCAGTCTGGTGAAAAATCAGTGCCACTTAATCGACAACAAGCGATCGCTAATTTGGTCTACTCAGGCCGCATGGGTAATAAAGCTGCTGGTGATGGGTGGAAGTATCGCGGTCGCGGTCTGATTCAGATTACCGGTTTAGATAATTACCGGGCATGTGGTACCGCCTTGAAGTTGGACTTAATCAGCAATCCTGACCAATTGCAGAGCGATATTAATGCTGTTCGTTCTGCTGCCTGGTTCTGGCAATCCCGCAACTGCGGTCAATATGCTGATGATATTCAGCGTGTGACACAGCTTATTAATGGTGGAAATAACGGTATTAATGACCGCAAGGCGCGGTTTGAACTGGCGAAGCGGGAATTGCAGTTATGAGTAGGGTCGTTGGGATCGTTATTGCTTCTCTGGCGGTAGCTGCTATTTGCATCGCTGGGGGCCATAAGTGGGGCAGCGATAGTAAAGATTTGGAATGGTCTCTCAAATGGATAAAGCGCGATAAATCAGACTTAAAGGCAGAAATAGCCGCCAGAAAGAGCGCCACTGAAAAAGAGGCCCAACTTCAGGCTGCCCAATCAGCAGGATTAAAGGCATATCAACAAGGGGTAGTCGATGCTGAGAACAAAGCAAAAGGCACTATTGCTGCTTACCGTGCTGGCAATATCAGGTTGCAAAAGCGCTTCGAGTGTCTC